CGTTGCCATTCTGCACTACCGCCCCAGCGTAAACGCAGAGCGAGAGCGCAGTCGGTAACCCAACCTGGGGCATTGATATCCCAGGCGGAAATGTCTCTAGACACTTTCAAGCCGACAGTGTTGGCGTGGTGTTTAAACCGCCGCCACCCTCCATAGCAAAAGATCAAGCCGTGAGCCGAAGGGAGGTCGTAAGGGTGAGCGTTCAAGTAGTCATTTTGGTGGGCAAAGGCCATCCGCCACGCCATTTGAACGGGTAAGCTAGAGGCAATGATCAACCGCCACCGAGATCCAGCAACTTTCTTTGCTGAATGAGGTTCGTCTTTGACAAAGACGCGGAAGGTGTGATCAAATTGTCCTGCTAGGACCCGCTGGGTGTCGTACCAAAGAAGCTGTAATTTAACAGGAGAGACTGTCTCTCCGTTCCATTCCAGCCATTTGCCTATGGTAGGAGCGGCTTTCATATAAGGAATGCCGGGGGATGACGTCATGTCCAAGAGCATGACCTGCTGAGAAAAATACTCGAACGTGTTCCAGTTAGATGGAGTTTGAGGGACGCCTAAATACTTGCTCTCCATGTGGCAAAGTATTAGGGATTGGACCGTCTGTGATACAATCACAGCCCCGTTTGCGGAGTTGTGGCGAGCCTCGTGCTGTTTGCAGAAGGAGGCGTACTCTGCTGAGGGGGAGACGTCGGCTGGGAAGAAGTCCTTGAGGGCTGTCTCGAGTCGATGCGTGAGACCAACCGTCCGAGCTGCGTGTTGTAACTGTGCAATGCTTTCTGCACTGAAACCAGTATAGCGTTGTCGGGTTGTGGGGTTGGTGCGGCCGACGAGGAGGAAGCCTGGGGGGACGTATGGCGACTCACTGGACTGGCAACCTGGGTTTGAGTCGGCACCCGAGGTTGCTGGGATTCCCCCACGTAGGAAGATTCCAACTCCAGGCCTCGCTCTTCAGCGAGGGCTGCATAGTCGTCATAATCCATCATGGATGCCCAGTCGGTGAGCCCACGGTAGCGGGCCACACGATCTAACACTTCTTCATCTGCTAGATAGTAGCGGCCGGTCGTGGTTCGTAGCACAATGCCTGCGCCAGTGTCCTCAGCCTGAGCCCGTTTGAAGTCGAAGCCTTTGTAGTAGTCTTCGCCATTTGATTCGGGCACAGTTTTGTCTCCCGCAGCGAGTTTAAGCTTTACATAAATGTACAGCATTTCATAACCGCCGCCGGGTTTATCGGCGCCTCCGCCGAAGCAGTGCATGCCGATCATGGAGGACCCGCTGGAATACAAACATCCAGAGAATCCTCCGACGGTCGAACCATGGTAGTTCAAGCGTCCAAAGGTGTTGCCTCGTTCCAACAAGGCAACGGAAAATCTTCCATCTGGGCATACGACCTGAGCACTAGTTGAAGCGCTCAGTGGTGCCAATCTGGCTTGGGTGACTCCGAGATCTGACCAGGCAGAAATTTTAACTTTCTGCCCGGAAATGTCTGGGGCAATGACCACCCATTCATCATCGGCCAAAGTGAATGTCTTACCATTCTTAACCATGGCCAACTTGCAATGGGGGGCCAGCACGTGCGTGGGCACTACCAGCCAGTCTTCAATGCGACAGCCAGCGCCTATGATAGTCGTCTCGTGATCGAGTACCATGGCGATGGCCACCTGACATTTGGGAG